TTTTTAAATGTGTCCATGTTATTTGCGCCATAACGCTTAATAAACTTGGTTGCTGCATTTGTCTGAAGTTCAATATTCTTCATGTCAGACTTAACTCGTCTACCAATAGTTAATAAAACATCTGGATCATAAACTTCAGTTCCATTTGCATGACGTTGAAGTTCTTGTCCTGCAACTGTATCCATTGAGCCACCAGTTGATTTTAAATTGTCAATTTGCATTTTTGCAATAAGTTTAGACAATTCTTGATATTGTGGATCAGCAGTTGCAACATTTGCTTGTCTAATTCCTGCATTTAAAAGATTGCTTACAGGATTAGTTCCAGGAACTCTTAAAGTTTCTTCTTTAACCTTTTGAACTTGTTTGAGCATGTCATCCAAAGTTCTGCGTTCTGTAATAAGATTTTTCTTTCTATCTATCAATCCGCTGACGTATTGACCGCCCTCTTGAGTCTTTGTATCTTCGTTAGGAAGTGGTGCGTAATTAGTACCAGGTTGACGAACAGGAAACTGGAGTTGTGGCAATATTGGGTCTTGAGCCTGTTGTTTGCCTTGCGCTTGTGGAGGAGCAATAGGAAACTGTCCAGGAGGCGTACCAGGTGCGCCAGGAGCCAAGTTAGTTTGTTGTTGTGGTTGATTAGGATTAGCAAACTGTACAGGGTTTAAAGTCTGTGTAAGTGCGTTGTAAACAGACGGAGGTTGTCCATTTGCGCCAGGTTGTAAACTACCAAGGATTTTGTTTAACTGATCCGAATTAGTTATTGTTGAAAAATGCTCTTGTTTAATAAAGTTGTGATAAGCCTCTTGATCTTTCTTTTTATCTCCTGTTGGTGTAGGAGCCATTCTCAAATGTAAAAGAGCCTCATCTGGAGTTAATGCACCTTCAGCAATTAAAGAACCTAATTCTTTTGCGTGTTCTTCAGGAGTTACAAGTCCACCTTTATCAATTTTTTGAACCAACCCACCCAAACGTTGACCAGAAATAGTGTTCTTTTGAACTAAGTTTCCTAGTTTTTTACTAATAATGTCTTGTTGTGCGCCTTGTTGACCAAGTAAAGATGTAATTGTTGGAGCTAAATTAGTCGCTGCTTCTGGAGTTTTAGAAAGCATACTAATAACACCAGGGATATTTACATTTCCGTTTTCGTCTGTGTTTTGTTGAATAGCTTTAGAAGATGCTTTGTTTAAAGCCATTTCTTGCTGAAGTTGTTGAAGTTGCAAATTACCTTGCTCAATTGCAAGATTGTTCTTTTGCAATCCCATAAGATTATTTACAAATCCACTAAAATCGGGAATGTTTTGTTTTGTAGGAATTATTGAAGCATCTATTGGCATATTTATTCCTTAAATTAAACCGATTAATGCAGCTATATCAGGACTCATACCATAAACAGATGCGTCTGTTGTGGCAGCTCCTGCTCCTCCTAAACCACTTAATCCAGACCATAACTTAGACCCTGCATTTGATAATGCGGTATTCATTCCTGACTTAGCACCAAGAGAATAAATTCCTGAGCCACCAAGTCCTAATTGCATCAAACCATTCATTGCATTTGATTGAGCATTTCCTGCTGCAACTTGTCCTGCTGCGGTTGCATTTGCTCCACCCATCAAAGTATTGCCTACGTTTTGTGCGTTTTGCATACCCATTGTGCCAAGTCCGGCAGCAGCGTTTTGCCCCATTCCTACACTATTCATGTAATTATTAAGGTAATTCTGATAATTGCTCTGAGCAAGTCCAGTTGTATAGTTTTGTAAACCTTTTTGTTGCGCCCCAGATAAATTTTGACCAGTCGCAGATTGTTGGTTTTGTAACTGTTGAAGTCCTTGATTTAGGGTAAATTGATAGCCTGGCACGTTTTGTAATGCAGTTTGTATTCCTGCGCTACCTTGTGGGCCAACCCCTAAAAGGTTCATAAGTTGAGGCATTGTGGCAGTACCAAGTCCCATGTAAGGAGACATATTCTGCTGATTAGTCTGAAATTGCTGATTCTGTAGGTTTGCAGCATAATTTGCAGCGTTGGCTTGAGTTTGGGCAGCGGATTGAGCAGCTTGAGCCTGTTGATTAGCCCCTGTCAAATCTCCAACCAAACCACCAATTGCATTAGTAATAAACGACATTATTCTCTCCCCATCATTACCATAGACCGATAAACACCGTCTCTAAGGTAAGCCTTGCTAATCCTACCCTCCTCGACAAATCCGCACCGTAGTGCCAATTTTAACGCAGAGGTGTTCCATTCACCAATAGTTCCAAGGAACTTTCTTGCTCCTTTTTGCCTCATTTTCTCAAGACAATCTAAAAAGAAAGAATCTACTCCTTTTGCCCCTTTCAACATACAAATGTGAACCTCGTACATTGTCGGAGTTGAGGGCCTAAACATCACAAAACCATGCGTATTTGTGTAGTAAATCTCACCCTCTTGATACCCAAAATTCTCTTTTTTAATTCCGTCAACCTTAACCCACTTCCAAACCCTATCATCTCGCATGACCAATTCAATAAAATCTTTCACAAAATTACCCATCTTGAGCCACTTGGAACGGTAATTGTCACCCCTGAACTGATTGTTACCGGCCCTGCTGAATGAGCAGAATACCCACTTGGGATTGAATAAGTCGTGCCAATTGTCTGATTATTAACAAAAATACCGCCTGATGCACTCAAAATAGGCGCAGTACTACCACTAGGGTAAGTACCAGAAACCGTTAAATTACCAGTTATGTTTAAAGAACCAGTAGTCGGTACTAAAGTATCGGTAACTGCATTTTCATTGATAGCCATGATTAAACGTCCGTTGCGCCTTGGTATTGGCTCATTGTTTTTAACACTTCATATATTGCATGGAGCAAATCACCCTTTCCTGCTATGTCAGCTAATCCAATGTAGTGAGCATGTTCTTGGACTGTGCTCATATTAGCCTCTCTAGCATCTTTGCTATAGTGGACTGCTACTTGAACTTGGATATTATCCTTGTTACCAAAGAAGTTCGTGACTCTGGCATAAGCCTGTGGAGCAGGACTGCCAAATTGTGTTTGTGTGAGGTTGAGTTGTAATGCCATGATTTATTCCTTATAAAAGTTCTGCAGTATCTAATCGGCAATTCCAGTTAATTGTAGTGCTTGCTACACCAGTTACTTTAATTCCTAATCCACCATTTGTAGTATCTGCAACTGCAGTTACTGCTCCAACAATACCCCATCCTGCTGATATAGCACCAGATGTTGCTCCAAGTAAAGTTACAGTTGGTGTTCCAACCATAGCAACTGTACCAACTCCAGAGCCTGTACGTTGAATAACACCTTTAATTTCCCAACCCGCTACATCAGTTGTAGCAGTATTTTTAGCAGATATTAATCCTCTAAATGTGTATACGCTAGAGGTTGATGCAGATGGAGCAGGAAGAACTGCAATATTAGTTGTGCTAGGAGTTGCATTTGCATTATCAGAAACTAATTCTTGAGGAGTTGCAGTTGTAGTTTGTCCACTATATACATTCATTGATGATTGTGAAGCGCCAACCCCTGCACCTGCACCACTAAAAAATGTAGGTCTTCCACCAAAAACTACATTTCCGTAAATGCTTCTTGTTCCTAACCCAAAACCATTTAAAGTTGTTGAATATTGACCTGTTGCATAATTTTGAAAACCACTAACAACAATTGCGCCTGTTGCTGAAGCATTATTTCCGTATCCTGCAATAATTGCAGAATAAGAAGAAGATGCAGAATTTCCAGAACCACCACCAACGTAAGAACTTACACCAGATGCAGTATTTCCTGCTCCTATTCCTGCGGAAAACCAACCTCCTCCAGTAACAACTGCACCTAAAGCAGTAGCTTGATTACCCCATCCACCACCAACAAAACTCCAATCCCCAGATGCGGTATTCCTATTACCCGCAGTCCCTGCATCACCCCCACCACCTACAAAACTATAAGAGCCTGTTGCTTGGTTGTTTCCTCCGCCTACCACTATACCGTGGGGTGTGTAGAAAGATAGGGTTGGTGAACCAGATGCGTTAGCGTTTTGAGATAGGGTTAGTGATGTTCCTGAAATGGCTGAGACATAAGTGTAAGAAACAATGCCTGTACCAGTTATTAACTGACCAACTTTAATGCTTGCATTTGAACCAGATAGGGTGACCGCAGTAGATCCAGATGTTACTGTTGTGGTTGCTTGAGTGGTTACAGTTGAAGCAGATGTGCCTGAATTTGATGCTCCTCCACCAATAATATTAAAATATCCTGCCGCAGTATTAGATAAACCATTACCAATAAAACCGTATGGACTATTAATAGTATTTGAACCACCCGCTACAATAGAAGCATAAGACCCACCTGTATTAACTACATTTCCATTACCCGCACCAACAAATGAATTTCCTGATAGAGAATAATTATTTGCACCCGCACCAACAAAAGATGTATAGCTTGTTGATGTATTGTTTTGACCACCGACAATAACTGATGCGCTTCCACTAGCAACCATTGATGCTGAACTTCTAAGTGTCTGCCAATCCACCGCATTAGCACCCCTAGTATTACCTCCTGTAGCAGTAGAGTCTGTCTTTTGTGCTTGTAGTGCGCCTGTTCCTAAAGGTTGTAGTACAAGAGGTGTATTTGTTCCACCCGCTGCTTTAATTGATGGATAAGAAGCATCACCCACAACTTGAATGTAAGTTGTAGATCCATCGCCAAGGGTTGCAGTTCCTGTGGACTCTAAGGTTGTAAACTTTCCTGTTGAAGCAGTTGTAGCACCAATAGGTGTATTGTCTAATGCAACGGCCTGTAATCCTGAAGATGTAAGTTGCATCTTCCAAGCAGATTTAGCTTGAGTAAAGCCTCCAACGTACCATTGATGGTAATTTGTTGATCCAGTTGAATCAGTTGCGTAAACCAAATTACCAGAATAACTACTGTTTAACGCTGAACCAAATAGATAAGCCTCATTAGGACCAGTACAAGTATAAACAGGATCGGCATAAGTAGGGCTTGTAAATCCTAAATCTGCCCATCCATGTGCGTCAGTGCTATTGCTTGAATAAGCCACCAAATCAGCAGATGAACTAATGCCGTTTTGTGCGTTGTAAACATAAGTCTGAACGTAATTAGTAGTTCCTGGGTTTCCTGTAAAGGCTGCAACTGGGTTTGTCAATCCACCCAAAGCAGACGCAGCGCCCACCAGTAAATAAGTTCCGTTGTATTGAAGTTGTGAACTTGAGTTAAATGCGCTTGTACCGTTTCCGTAAGGAATGTAATTAGCCGTTAAACTTGTTAAACCAGTTCCACCGTTACCAACCGCCACAGTTCCAGTTACGTTAGCAGCGTTTCCGCTAATATTTCCTGTGACTTGAGAACCAGGTAAGCTAAGTGCGCTAAGTGTAGTCAGCGTTGAATTGGAGGTTGCCGTAATGTTCGCAGCAGTTCCAGTTGTATTCTGATTGAACGTAGGCCAGGTAAATGTACCAGTAGAAAAGTTACCAGACTGAGGAGTTCCAAGGATAGGAGTAATCAAAGTGGGGGAGGTTGCCAAAGCTACAACCGTTCCTGATCCAGTCGTTGAGTAAGATGTACCCCAAGCACTACCTGTTGAATTGGGTATCCCTGCGCCTGGATAGACCATTCCTGCTGCAGCGTTAATTGTTATTGCTGCCGAACCGTTATAAGTTGTACCTGAACTGAAAGTAATATTACTTCCTGCGGTCAGATTAAACAAATTATTACCTAAAGCAACTCCCGATATGGTTGAGTTGGCAAGTTGAGCATTTGTAATTGTTCCAGACAATGCCGTTGTTGGAATTGTTGTGGAAGATGTTACATTGCTTGATCCATTGGCATACATATACCCTGTCAAACCAGTTACCGCTAAATTAGCAGTAGTTAGATTTGTAAAGGATTCACTTGCAGACCCTGGGATTCTTTCCCATTTACCATTACCAAATATTGCCCAGTCTCCAACCACCCAAACGGCATTACCATCTAAGTTTGTTGTTCCTGCTACAGATACCACATAGTAGTAACCCTGAGTGCCTACTGAAGACGTTAAAGTCGGTGTATTTGTACTTGCGTTCCAAGTTCCTTGATA